GACGACGATTCTGACGACGACGAAGATTACCGCGATTCTTATACCAAAAGAACAACTAAGGTACCGCATGAGGAAGCCACGCCTGAAATTCAGGATTATGTAAAGAGGCAATTGGGATTGTATACTCAGGAAAAGCGCAAGTCCCATGAAGATTCTGACGACGATTCTAACTATGACGAGGAGGAACAAATGGAAAAGTTGGCACGCTCATTGATGCCACAGACGACCACCAATAGGGATTCTCGACTGACCCAACATCAACTGGCCACTGTTCAACGAGTCTACGATAAGTATTATCACGATCTGAATAAAGTGAGTATCTCTAGATTGGAAAAACTAATCGCTTATAATGAAAGACAAGCAGCTCGTTTTGAGCAGAAGGGGCGCGATTCGAGTAATTACATAAGGGAATTTAATTTTCATACTAAGGAACTCGACAACCTTAAATACACTCCCCCTATACGTGATTATATAAACAGGGATAATTTTACGATTGATAAGCCGGTTGATAAATCTCAACAGGTAATGATCTATGAATCTAAGGGAGTGGCAAAAAATGTAAAACACGGAAAGAAGATTCACAAAAAGGTGAACTTTCCTTTCCCATTACCGACAAAAGACCATCCTTTTGAATGTTATGTATACATGCACCCAAAGGTCGTAAAACAAATTAAATACGATTATGAAAGGGTATTCTCTAGGACAAAACGAGGTTATTTTCCCATTTCCGTAGACTTAAAAGGTGCCCTTAAAACATGTCCTTTGTGCAAAGGCAAAAGAAATGCATGCACACAGTGTCAAACGCGTGGACAATATCTAAGTTCTTTATGGAATGGGGATGGGCGGCATTTAAGAAACACTCAATTGAAGAAACAGATTCCAAAATTAGCCAGTCAATTTAAGAATGGTGTTGAGAAGACTGATATATCGAATATTGTTTTATACAAAGCAAAGGCTTATTATGGAAGAAGTTGTGGTGGAAGCGGACCTTCATTAACTCAAAAAGATAGCGAGGGTAGGGTAGCATATTTACATTTCTGCCTCAATTTTGAATTTTCTAAGGACCTTCCAATTCAAGGATTCGTTGCTCAGTATCCAAGCGAGGCTGCTTTTCAGCTTCCGAAAAAAATGATTGATACACTATTTGACGAATTGCCAAACACGATAACGGTTGGAAAACTTTACGACGCTAGTTCTACCGCGTGGCCATTTGATAAAGAAACTAAATTATCAAATGGGAGGTTGATTTTTAGGAAATTACACAAGTACACCCCGTACAGAGCGGTAAGCCCTGAACCTAATCTAGACGCCGGAGCAGCAGCTTACACAACTAAGTATGAAATGGTAGATGCGAAAACTACTAAAACAGGTAGATTGAATTGCAGATACCTCGATAAAGCGCATACTTTTGCCGCCCCAGTTGCTTACAAATCAAGATTAGGTCGATCCCTTTTTGCGGCAAAACGCTTCAATAAAGGCGATTTTATTGGATACTTGGAAGGGAGGCAATTGGGATTACAAGAAGAATTACTTCAGCGAGATAAGCCGGGTTGTGGATTATTAATAGATCAGTACGAGTGTGGTTATACAGACGAACAATGTGACGGCGAGGGTGGTTGGAAAAAGTACAAAAAATATAAAAAAGGTATAGACAAGCTAGTGACAATAGAAAAACCGCTGTACCACAAGTCTGAAGGGTGGTTGTATGATACTGACGACGTCTCTGATACTTTTCTTTGCAATGCCGATTGTTACAAGCACCCGCTGGTTGTTGATGTAACCAAGGGAACCTGCGGACTAGTACAGTATGCAAACAGCGCAACTGATAAAATGGGAGTAGGACCAAATGCAGAATTTGATGAACACGGTTTGGTGTTTGCTTTAAGGCAAATTAATTTATTTGAAGAAATTCGCGTTGACTACGGAAAAGAATACTGGAATGCAACCGATTGTTAAGCACAAATTTTGTGCAGGACATCAAGCACGTCAGCACACACGGCAGTTTCTTCCTTACACCCGTCTATTTGAATCGTGTCTGGTGTTTGAAGGTAAATGGAATCGTGGCTAGCATCCAAATTTTCCAAGTATTCATAAGTAATGGCATTTTCTTCCAGTCTTCCGCGTTTCTGAATTCGCTTTGAACATTCTTCTGGGCTCACTTTCAAGTAAAGATAATATTCGCGAAAAGAAGGGTCAATATTCGAAGCTGCGTTTTTAATCGCTACTTGCATAGTCTCTGCGCTAAGCTTATAAATGTCTGCGTCATTCTTTTCCATCATGGTGACCTCCGCGAAGGCTTGACAACCAAAGGATATACTGCGCTCCACAATTACGACTGTATTTTCTTCCGCGTCGATGCTGGCGATTACATCGAGAATATTTGCACCCCTAGTCACCAGAACCATCATCTGAAACATTCCAGAGTACACCTTTCCATCATACATCTTCTGCAAGGCCCCAGAATTTTTCCAAACATCTACAGGTTCAGGCAGGACAACAATTCTATGCTCATTAATCCTATTAGGTATGTACTTGAGCAAGGTAGATTTTCCCACGCCAATGTTTCCCTCAACATAAACTAAAGAAAGAACCATCGTGGTTGTTTTGTGTTTATTTTTTAACTTTAAAATTAACAAGATAAAAAAAAATGTCCTCAGACGACGAGAGTGATATTGAAGAAGAGATAGAATACTCGCTTAAATACGAGGAAGACGAATACCTCTACTCCATGGAAGAATATATCAAGGAGAAATGTTTGGAATCTGAAGACAAGATGACTTTGGTTAATTACTGGCTAGATAGAGCAACGTTTAGCACCGAGTTGGATGAACTAGAATTCCTTTGTTCAGTATGTCACACAATTATCTTGCCACGGTGAACCCTATTGAAATAGGAACAGCTTGTAGAATCGGGAGCGGTGGAATTGGCAACGACCCTACAATTGCAAGAACCCAACACACAATTTTCCTTATTTGAGATTCGTCGGATTGTTGGGTATAGACTGCTCCCACAAAACCAAGAGCGAGTAGCACTATCCACAACAAAACCATTATGGAGAAAGTCAACCAAAATTCCCAAAAATCATACATGGGGTTAGTGACATTGAATCTTACGATACTTGTGGTTATGGTAGGTGAGGCACCACTAGTAATTTTCTGAAGATAGAATATTTTTCTTCCATACGTTACATCTTTAATAGTAATATTTCCAGTTGCCGAAACAGACCAGCTCCAAGAGGGTGATAACTTCTCATCATTATTACTAACCGGTTGATTGCTTACGTCATCGGTCATTGCCACTCTAAATTCAGCACCTTCAGCACCCTCATTAGCAAAAGTAACTCTAACATCCGACTTCCTAAAAACACGTTCTATTTCATAATTTAATTCGCCCATTTTAAGATACCCCTTAGTTATTAAACCATTGGAAAATAAAGTTGCTCCCCCTGGATTAGCACGTAACTAAACTTGTCTAGATTCAGCCAATGATAAAAATTCTTACTGAGCTTTTTGGTTAGATATGGGTATTCTAGTCGCATAAATTTGATAATTTCTTTGCCAGAAATTCCTGGTCGGCAGTACAAAAGCATGTTTAGTATTCTAGAGTTATCTTCAAATACTTTTGAGTTTTTGTCTCTGTAGAGTCCATAACACATAAAGTATGCTAGGAGCATCAGTGTTCGGTGTTCTACCATGTTGTCTAGAGGTTTGCACACCTTTTCCCACCAATCGAGTCTGAGTCCAAACAGGCTAACTTCTAGCGTAGTAAATTTTGATGATCTAAGCCAACATTTGCATAAATTACATCTGTTTTTTTTGCAATGGAAGCAACTTGCATTATTATGTTTAACAAACTCCAAAGACGATTTACGCAAGTTTTTGTTCAAAGTACAGAGAGCAGGAACACAGGATATGTGTCGTTGTAGTAAGATTTTCACAACCTCATTTTTTATCATACTGAGTTAATTAGAATTATTATTTTCTCCTGATAATGTCAACATGGTAGATCAAAAATGAAATTTAAGGAACCTTTGTTGACACCAAATCCCAAAAGATACTCCCTTTTTCCCATAAAAGATTTGGAAATTTGGGCTAAATACAAGGAAGCAGAGGCTTCCTTTTGGACTGCAGAGGAGATTGATCTTACAAAAGATAAAGAAGACTGGGACAGTTTGGACGATGCAACCAGACATTGGCTTAAACTGGTACTTGCTCAATTCTCTCAGGCTGACAACATAGTCGGAGAAAACCTTGTGCAGAATTTTTCACAGGAAATTCAACTTCCCGAAGCAAAGAGTTGGTTTGGAATGCAGATAGCCATTGAAAATATCCACGCTGAATGCTACAGTCTTTTAATTGATACTTATATCACAGAGTCAGAAGAAAAGCAAAAATTATTTGATGCTATTGATCATTTCCCATCCGTCGCCACTAAGGCTCATTGGTGTTTTAAATTCATGGAGCCAAAAAATGCATCGTTTGCTACTCGCCTAGTGGCCTTTGCGTGTGTCGAAATGTTGTTCTTCTCTTCCTCTTTTGCTGCTATATTCTACGTGAAAAAGACAGGGAAGTTACCAGGTCTGACCTTCTCAAATGAGCTCATCAGTCGAGACGAGGGAATGCATTGCGAGTTTGCTTGCCTCCTCTACTCAAAACTACATAACAAATTACCGGAATCCAAGGTGCATGAAATTATCAAAGAAGCCACCAAAGTCGAAGAAGCCTTTGTCAAGGAAGCTCTGCCCAATTCGGATGCAATGATAAACATATCTCCAGAGCTTATGATACAGTATGTTCAGTATGTTGCTGATCATCTTTGTAGCATGCTCCACGTCTCAAAAATATACAACGTCGAAAATCCTTTTGATTGGATGCTTTTACAGAGTTTCACTTCGTTTGGAAAAGTTAATTTCTTTGAGAAACGAAACTCAAATTACTCTTTACCTAACGTTAGCTCTGGCGGCAAAAAAGAAAGCGAAGTAAACTTCAGCGATATTGGAGAGGGATTAATTGAGTTTTAAGAAAGTCACTTCCTGTAGCAGATGCGTTTATTTTTTTGGATCTAATTTACGCGGGATAAGTAACCCGATGAATTCTAATTTGCTTATCGCGTTTGGATTTTTTGTGATGATAACTCTGTATGTGCTCTGGCACGTACGCAAAATGGGTAGAAAAGTTCAAAATTTGGAAAAGGGATCAAATCTCGCGACTCTTACAGAAGACGATGTCAAGGAAATTGCTAAAGAACAACTGAATGAACAAATGCCCAAAATAATGAAAGGCATTCAATCTCTCGTGCAGCACAGCATGAAACCTAAACCCCCAGGTCCTCCAGGTCCCCCAGGTCAAATGCCACCAGGTCAAATGCCACCAACGCCTAACATGATGCCCCCGCCTGCACCTAGAAAAGTAAGACCATCCCCGCCCCCACAACCAAAACCACCACCACCACCACCTCCTTCTAAACCTGTACCCCCGCAACCACAACCACCCAGAACACCACCCCACCCGGCACCACCACAAAAGCCACCGCCGGTAGCTAAGAAAGACAACAAGCGTGTGCTTTTTAAGTCAACCAAAAAAATGGAAGAATCAAAAGATCTTGACCTAGACGATTTATCTAAATCTGAAAGTTTACCAGACCAAAGTGATTAAAAATGTCCGTTAAAATGTCCAGAGATAACCGGAAAAACGTTTACTTGAAACTTAGATCTCATGTTGCGTTGGGCTTAGATTGTGATTGTCGTTTATGCTGCTCTCATCTGAAGCCTACCCGGTTGCCAAAAAAAGCAAAGATTTCAAAGCCCGGATCTTCTATTGTAATTGAAAAACCGGCACCTTCTCATGAAATGAAAGAATCTAGTTTGGAAGTTGAGAAACCAAATGGGACAAATGTCTCAGGAGACTTAGTTTGTGGAGCGCTTCGCCGTGAACTTACCAAAGTCACCCAGCATTCTTGGGCCCCATCTGAACAAAACTTTGGTCACAGGTGCCCTAATTTCATTTCGCTGAGTATTCAGAAAAATATTGTTAATTACGTCAACACAAAAAACGTTATTTTTATTGTTGGACCATCACGTTCTGGAAAGACTCAATTAGTAAACTTTGTTGCAGAGAAAACCAAGCGTTCCATTGTACACGTACACGATCTAGACTACGACGTTGAAGTAGCTTCTGATAACATAGCTTGTCGTCAGATTTTGAACTACCCGTTTACGACAAAAGACAAAATAATTTCCATAGAACTTCTTGATGTTTTACCACAATCAATGGTCAAAGCAATACTGAAAGTCCTTCAATCTACAAAACGCGTCAAATCTCCACTTGTCGTGATTGCAGAAGACTCAACCAACTCTGTTGTGAAGTCAGTCTTAAATAAAATCACCAAGGGTAAAGCCAACACCCAATCTTTTTCAGGTATTATCAGACTCTACAATACCGTTTTAAATAAAGGGACAAAAGACACGCATTTAACAGAAACACTTGCGTGTCAGCATATTCTAGGAATGAAATCTGTGATTGATAAACCAATTTTTTTTATCTCAGATGCGCCTTTCCTACAACGCTTAACACATAATTCGTACTTGAAGCGTATTCACCCTCGAAAGATTGATTTAGCGTTGGAAGGCGCTTCTTTTTTTTCGGATTTAGACTTGTTTGGATGCAACAACTCGTCGTTGTTTAGCACCGACGACACCCTTCAATTACTGAGTCTTGGCATGTCAAAAATAAAGAAAAAACCAATGTATGGTTCTCGATTCCCTAACTTCAAATTCCCTTCAACTACTAAATCTTCTTCTGGGGGGTCTTTGCTCAATCTGTTGATGCGTTGACTTTAAAACGCAAAACTTGTTTTCATTTAAAAAATGGAAACCCCTGACTTAAATGAATTATTGGCAGACAGAGGCGCAGCAGTTGAAAAGGCTAATTTTGAAAGCATAATAAAAGATTTGAAACAATCTAGACCCATTTCTGTATCACCTCCTCATGTTTCTCATCAACCTAGTCAGTCGTCTTTTTCGTCCGTACTATTAATCGGTGTATTTGTGCTATTATTTGTATGCGCCTTAGTATGGTGGCATCGAAAAACCAAAAAAAGGAAGTTAGAAGCCACGAGACTACTTAAAAAGATGGAACTAGACATTCCTACAGAGCCCAAATCACCCCCAGAACCCCCCAACCCCCCGGTTGCGCCCCCGACTAAGACAGTCATTAAACCACCACCTCCGCCTAACAAAGTTAAACCAAAGGTGGGGAATCTTACGGGTAAGTCTGTTCCAGCCTTGGCAAACCCAAAGCAACCTAGGCAACAGTCAAAGGCCACAATAAAGCCAAACAACTCACGTAATATTCCTAAAAGACAAGCCGCTAGTCTTGCTTCTAAGAAGAAAAGCGTTGAACCACCACAAGAAGACGATTTTACTCTCCTTTCTGATCTTCTTCGTTAAGAATGTCGCCCACAACCTGAATAACACGTTCTCTATTTTCCCACAGCTTGGTAATGTTAGATTCTATCGTCACGGTAGGTTTTGCCATTTTTTTGGTTTTTGGGATAGAAGGGTGGTCTTGAAAAGACTCCTTTGGGCGAACACATGCTTTTATTTTAAGAGATAGCAACTCGAACAAAATTTTGTAGTATTTAACTCTATCTTTTCCGACATTTGCTAAAGATATTTTTCTTTTACGGCTTTCTTTAAGAAAGAAGAACAAATACGTCAAAAAGGATACTACTATCGCTTGAATGTAATACATTTTATTTGCTTATTAATTTGAATGTAATGTTTTAATTTGAAAGTCAACGAATAGACTAATACACAACCTAGACACCATGGCTGAGATTCTAGAGCAAGCTGAGACCCTCCCGGTTGCTAAAAAGGTTAAGATCAGCAGTAATATGCCTGCGTGTGATTTTTGCATTGACATGGCCTCTGTGTCGGCGCTAAGAACGGCGGTCGAGATAATGTCCCACACTTTGGTCGACGCCACCTTCAAAGTGGCCAATCAAGTGTCGGGAACTAACCTCGTCTTGAAAGTAGACGCTATGGACAAGGGCTGTATTTGTGCTTGCAAGCTAAAGCTCCAATGCAGTGGTAGATTTGATCCAAACAATAGCGACTTTTGTGTGAAACTAAAACCGCTCTTGGAAATTTTACGCGCTTTACCTTCAAATGAAGGTATTCAAGTGTTTCGGCGCGCCGGATCAAGTGATTTAGAGCTCACCTCGATGGGATTCGAAACTCATGACTACAAAATTAAGACCCTAGCGGACGAATATAGCTCCGTGCCTTTCGAAGCCTTTGACACCGAATATAGTGTAGATTTTGATTTGGGAAGACTCAAGTCACATCTCCGGGTTGTTCAAAACCTCAAAGCTGATACGGTGAAGATACAAATTTATAAAAGCCCAAATAATGACGACACCTCTCTATTAAAACTCTCATGTGAAGGAGATGACGCAAGTGCTTCTTGGACTTTTTTAACTCGCTCTGACAACCGCGATGTCCTTCCTTGCTTCAACAACAAAAATATAGATTCCGACGATATGGAAAATGTATACAGCGAAGCTTACAGCGGAGAATACCTAAAGAACTTTTGCAAGTCTATGGAGAGATCTTCCGTTACTCTGTCTCTCTCGCAAGGAGACACCAAATTCCTAGTTATGGAATACAATTTGGGACAAGAAAACTCTTCGATATTATTCTTACTCGCGTCTAAAACCGAAGACTAATTCCCAAGCCCCAAGCCTCCCCAAGCCCCCCCCACTAAGCCCCCGAACCCCATGTTCATAAAATAACATCATCAAAGACTTTTCTCCTTAAATTATCCAAACCAGAATCTTGCAACTCGTCTTTGAACTTATAGAGAAAATAGTTATCGTCTGTGGAATGCTTAACAAATCCCACGTTGTTCAATTGTCTCTTCAGCGCACCTAATTTTTCAGAACTTCGTGTTAATCCTAGGTCACAAGAATAGTCCATAACGTCTTTTCGCAAATGTAGAACATCATTTTCGTAAAATACTATTGGTTCATATTTATTAGTTTTTAGAGCCTCGTATAGCATCTCAGTGTAACGTCGGCTTGGCTTTCTTTTGCGATACGTGGGCTTACTTATGACACTTTTGCGTTTACACTTTCTCTTTGGCAATGTCCGCAAACAAGTATTTTCCTTGAGCTCTGTCACGTCCCGGACCTCGGGCTTCAAAACAACGTTCTCGGTTTGTTGTTGCAAAATGCCTAATGCCTCTGTCAATGGAACATCTTTGATTTCGTCGTATTGTAGCAAATCTATCATATCGGTTTCATCTTTATCAAGCTGGCAATGATCTAGGTCATCTCGTGGGCCCAGGTCACCGTCGCATTCTTCACCGGGAAAAGCCCACGAGAGAGAAGCAATGTAATTAGATTCGTAAGTTGCATTCCAAGTCCAGTCACTGAACTGTAGAAGCTCCATTTTAAATGGAGCTTCACTGTCTAGTCGCTGCAAACTAGGTTAGACTAGGTTAGATACTAGCTCAATAGCTTAGGTTAGGTTAAGAAAGTAGACAGTGAAGCAAGCAATGCTTCACTGGGAGGCCAGCGAAGAACCACCTCCACCACCTACTCTTCGCCGCTTAGTCAAGTCCCCGCAGCCTGTCGTCACTCCTCCTGTTGGCGAAACCTCACGTAAGCCAGAGGTGGTTTGTTTAAGTTTAAATCGCTGTTTTAGGCGACTTACCAACTTTTTCTTCCAAACCCAAGTTAACTAGAGTCAAGAGGTCCTTTTCTGACCTCGTTGAGCTTGAAAATGAATGTATCTTCCGCCCCATTGCAAAACGAACAAAACAAGTTCGGGTGTCCGAACGGTATAAAACTGCCCCCCCTGTACTGTCAGGGTAAGAACAGCATTTGGGATGTTCAGCATAACATTACTGGTGGGTGGGAAACCGCCAAACACAGTCCAACAAAATTAAAAGATCTTTGGAAGTGCCCCTTGTGCGAAGAAATCCACGAGTTTAGTATTAAGTCGTGTTCAATTTGTGCTATTTCATCAAATCTTGGAGAGCATAAAAGCATACCTTTTGAAGTCCCTTTAGAAGCCGAAGAGGAATTTTCTGAACAAATTCCTGAACTAAATGCAGCGGCGGCCGAATGGTTGCCGCCGCGCCCTCTTTCACGACGACAACGCCGCCGTCGTCCTACGGGCCGCCAGCGCAAACAAGCCCTCCTTGCCCTTGCACACCAGCCCCCGCAAGAAGGGCAAGAAGCCCACAAACAAATGTACTACGCGGTCAAGCTAACACCCATAGTACCCCCTTTATAGTCCCCCTACACCGCCCTCCCCCTATCCTTCTAGTGGTTAAAAAACTACATATTTTTTTGCTGTATGAATATAACGACATGGGGGATCTTTTGTGCGAGTACCCGTATGAAACGTATGCAGAGTTACTCCCTTCAGGAGAATGGAGAATAGTATGTAACGTAAACGTAGAACAACAGCAAATTTCTTATACGTGTGAGCAGAGTGATAGTTTTTCCAAAAGCACATCAATGTCAAACTCTGAAAGCGCTTCAAATTCTCGATCCGAATCTATATCAAATTCGAAATCTGAATCTGACTCTGCTTCTATCTCCAATTCGGCATCAGAATCATATTCCATTTCACCCTCTCAGTCGTTTAATGAATGTAGAAATGCCTTTATGCCATGGTCGGAGTCGCTCAAGCGTTGTGTGTGTGCGGGGGACTTAAGCTTTGATTCGACAAGGACTGTAGATCTCACTCTTTTTGGTGACCCCAATCTGCCAAAAAGATTAGATTACGATACTAATTTACCTGTGCGCGTAGCTTGGGATGATTCAAGAAATTTCGTTACAATACCATATCATAAAACTTCGCGTAATATGTTCCGGCAATACACATTGAATGGAAATATAAGTTCACATGCGGATTACTACTACCACGCAGAACCCGACCACGGACACTGTTCCGTCACTTTTGACGGAGGCCAAGTTGAAGATGCAGTTTATCATCAGATAAACAAAGTTCAATTCTATAACATAAATTCTGACACAAGTAACGTACAGCGTACTACATCTTATACCTTATCTTGCGCCAACGAAGGTTATTCTAGCATTAACGTGGTTTCAAATGATACGAAATATTTGCTAGCCGCAGAGGGAAGGTCTACTGTTTTTGGACCAGTTGTAGCCTGTAAAGTAAGTGACTTAGGTGCTCTGGAGGCTTTGGATCATTCTAAGTGCGAGGTTTTGGAAAAAAGCTCTGAATTTGTACCTCCTTCACAAGATCCCTTTCAAACTGGCGCGCTTTTGGGAGTCTCAAAGCACATTTTAAACAACCTTGATTTACAACCTGCTTCCACAATCAGAAACGAAGGCACTGTGACGATAGAAAAAGCAAACGGTTCCATAGTATCTGGAAATGAAAACGGAAATAATTTAGAACAAAGTCTTTACGTCTCGATGGTGTTAGATAAATCAACCTTCAATGATGCATTTGGAGGCGTCGCGTGGCCATTTTCAAGCACAACCGAAAGGGCCATCATGCTAGGTAGTATTTCTTATAATCAAACACCGGGAATACAAGATCCAGAAGGTTCTCATTACGTAGAAGTGGGGGACATAATCAAATTTGATGGCAAATTCGTCAAAGGTAGACTTCGTCATGATTTTGAAACATCCGCTAATTACATATCCACTCTAGAACCTTTAAATGAAATTGTGCAGGTTGTCCTATCAACCCCATCCCATATCTGGACAGTTGCTAAGTCTGGAAATATATACAGAACTGAAATTGAAAACGTGGGACAGAATACGTCGCTTGATTTATATGCCATGGGCCCAACATCAATTAAATGTGCTTGTGTTGATTCAAATTGGCAGCACATATATGTGTGTGCAACTAGCGATATTTATAGATATTCAATTCCTTTCAAAAATTACTTGTCTCCAGAGTACAACGACAGTGACAGCAACACAGCGTACGACGAACCGTTAGTAATTAGACTGCATCAGTATTCTCGAAACGGATATGCTCCCGAAAACTTTCTTTATGATATCGGTGATAATCTAGCAGACAACAGACAAGAGGAATTTATCCTACCTACGGTGGGCTCAATGCAGGTCACAAATACAAATCTCTTACTGGTATCATTATGGCCTTCTTACTCCAAAAACCAAGATGATAATGCCGGCGGAACCAAACAAGAAGTGGATTTATATAGCATAAAGGAAGACTACGACTATAACCACGAAGGTAAATTATTTCAACAAATATTCATGTTTGACATCTCTTGTATCGATATACTTGCCCAGCGGTACTATGAAAAATCGCTTGGATACCCAGAAACCTATTCAGATTACCTTACAATGTTAGCCTTGGGTTTTGAGGAACCCAACGACGAGTGGACTGCCTTAAACGCATTTTATTATAACGTCGACTACACCCATTTTTACTCTGATAACACACATTACGATTACGGAACTTTGCTCACCGAAAGATGCTCCTCTGCGACACAAAACTCGTCATGTGCATTCCGTTACGTGGATCTATTTCCAAATCTAACCATAGACATGTCGGAATTCGGGAGCATTTTTGAGCTTTCACTCTCTCCGTCAAACGAATTTCTGCTTGTAACGTACTGCGATGTACATTCTAGGTGGTTCTCTGGAGATGTGACGTATTCTCAGCAAAGATACTCGGCTCAACAAACAATTGAGTTAGTCTCAGATGGAGTGTCTCCCCCTTACTTCATGACAAACAACCCTCTGCCAGGAGAGGGTTTTAGTCGTACTAGCACAATACAAGATGTGTACGGTCAAACGTATGTGCTTCTTGAGTATTTACCAACTGAAACGGAAAATATTGTTTGTGAGCAAACTACAACATTCCTTGAAGATTCAAGGACATTTCGTTTATGGGTGAAAGAGAACCCATGGAATTTTTATGGTGATAATGGTTACAAATACGTTTATATGAAGGAAGACATGACTGATCCTACTTATGTTGACCGTTTTGAAGACGCGGTTGTCGATTCAAATAATCACCTTGATCTCGTGGCTCAATATGATCTTCTTCAAAGTGATCCCGAGAATAGTTTCTCGTGGAGATTGTTTCGAGTAAACGATTCAATTAATCAAGTGAATTACCCGACATCGTATGAGACGGGAGACGTCGGAACGCACAATTTGTATTCAGAAAATACAGATAATGCGGAAACAGTCGTTGCCTTTGATGCGTCTTCAAATACAATTTCCATTTCTTCGAATCAAATGCCCAATCACGCAACGGAAAACGACGTGTATGTAACAGATCCAGTTGCGGTAGATTTGGGCTGCGAACCCGTTTCCACTAGTTGCCCGAGTAGCCCCGCAACAGAAATACAAATACCATTAATTGGAGGGAGAACAGATCTCGATACCATTGAAGATTTTCAAGACATTAGTGTTCACAATCCGTCTTTTGGAGATGTTGGCTATATCGGAAGACCACATGTTAATTTACCTCAATTTACCCATTGGTCGGCGTCGTTCAATCCAATAGAAATAATAAGACTTGATCCGATGCCTGCGGAAGCGTGGGATCAAAGCCCCGGGGCGGCTGTGGGTAATTATAATGGGTACTTCCGCTTCAATCTTTATTCTTTGGTTGTAAACGCTTCAGATCCGGAATTCATAAACTTGGAATATCTAGACGGTACATCTGTACTTGAGCGTTTAGCAAATGATTCTTACTATGCTCACACGCAACCGCTTGATCATACCAACATCCAAGGTGGTGGTGGTGTCTATCATTATCACGGCTGGAAAGCAGGTGAAGTATTGAATTATGCGAATAAGGTTATTGGATATTCGGTTGACGGATTTGCTATCATGGGTCATAACACATATATTTTCAAACCAATTTTCACCAACGACCGTGTTACTGGGTACGATGATGCTACGGAACATATGAAACCCGGAGTTAGTGGTTATCATTTAAGAGCTGATTTTGCTTCCAACCGAGAGGCCTTTGATGATACAACTGCAGTTCCTCTTACTGCGCCGGGATGTTTTCACGTAGATTACGAATATTCAAATTCAACATCTCCTGAAAATCAATATTTACTGGATGCATACAACATGGGTTATACAGCATTAAAGCACGCCGATGATGACGATTACACCATCGAAAAAGTTTACGTGTGTACGATGGACTATCCTTATACATTACACACGACTTATTTTAACAGACAGGCATATGGTGGTGGTGGCGGCGGTGGCGGTTCTGGTCGGGGTCGAGGCTCAGCTCTTGGCCACAACCATTCAATAAACCGCCGAAGCCTGGGCCGGGGTCGCGGTCGCGGGAAACCCAGGTGGTGGCGCTAGTTGAATGCGTTACAAGAATTGCCTTTTTTTGGGGGGTAAAAGTAACGATGTCGTGGCCCGCTGGCTGGGCCGCGTCAAACCCGATGACGCGCACAATCATTGCGAAGAAGACAAAGTCCTGCCACAACAATTTGTCCCCGCCTTGGCTGGACGAAGCCATCGCGAAAGCGCTTGCTGCGCGTGAAGCCACCAATTTGCTCAAAGGAGAAAAGGACGCGACACGTGGCTAGGGGAATCCCTGGCTACTGATTGTAGTAAATGCGTTACGAGAATTGCCTTTTTTTTGGAGGAAAAACATAAAATGCTTGCCAAAAAAATTGTCGCGTGGATGTTGCTGCGCGTCGTCAACACGATGACGGTCAGGGGCACCTCCAAAAAGACTCTTCCACCACAATCTTTAGCAGACTTTGAAAGGGGGTCTGGGGGACTTTTATTTAAGGATCAAGTTGTTGGTTCTGGTAGGTCTCCTGATGAGGGAGACGAGATTGAAGTACACTACAAAGGCTGGTTTTTTGCGCCCCAGTCAAGCGAGGGCATACAATTCGACGATTCGCGTGCAGAAGACCCAACTCGAGGTCTAATATTTGAGTTTGGTAAAGCAAAAATAATATCCGGATGGAAGCTAGGTCTTGAAACAATGAAGGAAGGCGGGAAGAGAACTATTATACTATCGCCTCGTCTGGGGTACGGCAAGCAAAAGGTCTTTGCGGAGGGACGTCTTTCCATTCCAGGAAACTCGGAACTTGTCTTTGATTTAGAACTAAAAAGAGTCGACAAGAATCCCTTTCGCAAGTTCTTGCAAAACTTTGTGAGCTTTTTGCGTCCAAATGGCTACGATTATATCTAGAGAGTTCCACCATGTTTTACTCCTTAAAAGCTTCCTATTTTCACCTTCCTTTCTGTCGCGTTGTATTCTGTAATCGTATCGTAGAGTAAAAGCGAACCTAGAATGATGGAGTTGTCGTTGCTTTCGTAGCCGTAAATCAGCAAAGTGTCATCGGACATGTAAGTACCGACTGGTATAGTCAAATCAAAATTCGCAAATCCAAGCCGAATATCCTTCACGCCGAGGATTCCAGTTCTTCTCATTTCTTCAAGCATGTTATGGGGCACAAAAAGCATGTTAGAGCCCGTATCAAAGATGAGTTTTGAGGGAGATGAGTGAATTTTGGATCGTCCAACGTAAGTGTCTTTTAGTGCGACCACATAGAATTCTGGATGATTGAGAGATTCTAGTTCGTAGACCCGTGTGCAGGGTTGGGGGATGGCCCCAACAATAAACCACTTTCTCGAGTCCGTGACAAATATGCTAAACACTAAATTATCTCCTAGAACTTGTTTCAAGAATGGCGGGGGGCTGTCGTTTGAGTGACATAATCCCATCACAGAGTAATCGGATTTTGGCAGGTTTTCTGCATACGGAGATTCCATTCTTTGCTTAGAAACGACAAACTGAACACCCGGGAATTCTACCGCATCTAAGTGATTATCACTATGCAATTCCGAGCAGGACGTTATGCATTTTCCGACGAGCTTTATGTCGTCCGACCACCAGCACCCCCGATCAGACTGCGTTCCGTACGTCACAGTTATGCATTCGTCAAATTCTTTGGAGGACGGGCTTGCTTTTGGGTCGTACTTTCCATTTCCGCTTCCACACGTGTTGCAATCGCTGCCAGAAATTACAAGATCACAACTAGCAGTGTCTAGAGCTACTTTGACGCTTTGACTCGTCGACGTATTTGATCCACTTCCACCAAAGAAAACTTCAACCAAAGGTATTCCATTTTCGTCCAATTCTATGGGAATAGCTACCACAGAATTTCTTTGACACATCGTTTTGCTCGATATGAGACGAACCGGCACAAATTCTCCACACGTAGACTTGAGACGAACAAGTTTTAATTCGTCTCGGCTAGCGCTTTTGATTGAAGCATAAACTGCCAATAGCAAAGTGAAGAGCAAGAAACTTATCAAAATTATTACCGAAAACATTGTCCTATACTACTTATCTATTTTTTTTTGTCAATAAAAGTACCACCACACTTACAGTTAGAAGGAGCACAAACAAGACACTTGCGACTAGTAACCAAGATTCTGTCTCTTGTAGGATCAAATGGGGGTTAGAGTAAGTATTGATGAAATCAAAATCCGCCTGAGCTGCACGGGACCAGATTGGTGCAAAGAAATTTGGAAGGGACAGTTGAAAATCTACTGTTCCAAGAGCACCTCGTTTTCCAAAGTGGTAGTACAAAACTTGCTTTGTAAACCTTTCATCAAAACCATAAGCTTTGTAATCGCTAACGTCGTCTCCTTGTGGAAGTCTGTGGTAATTGGGATTGGTGTCTCCTAAAACTTCTTTGATGTTGAATTCCGTTATGAGCTTGAAACCTTCCAAAGCATCTCGCATGGAAAAATTTACGTGACGTGGTGTTACGCCAATTGTAGCACCCTCAATTGAGTTATAGTTAAAATTTTCTGTATAGCACATGTATTCGGGGATTAGAGATGTACATTTGTGTGGGAGTCTCCTCACTAAAATGGCGTTTGGATTTTCATCCATAAATTCTTCATAAACAGGAATCCAATTATACTCGCGTAAGAGCTGTGGACCCACAGGATTTGTATCCGCGTCGGCAATGAAAACCCTTGCAAATCGTTTATCGTTAGCCGACAAGAACCTCCACAACATGCCCGGCATCAGACCGTCTGTCTTATCGTATATCTTGAACTCAATACTCGAGTTTAAATACTTTAGTTCTGGTATGAGTGTTTTTAAGTTCTCGCTAATGTGAATTATAATAGTAGTATCCCGTAACATGGGGATTTTTGCCTTAAGACTATCCAAGTACCTTTCTTTCCAGTAAACTGTTAGTTGTGTACCAACAGGAAGAAAAAGACTAATGGAAACTGCTTTATTGAAATACTTGTCGGCGTTTAATTGTTGATCATGATACTTTAGCCAAGGTTTTTTCTTTCTTTTTTGTTGAAACGAAATACACCTTTCTATGGAAATTGGTGCATACCAACCCTTCATTATTTTTAAAGTCAATTATTAAAATTGTCAGCATGGAAACTCAACGTCGTCGATATGGTAGCACTAATTTACTTAGAATTGCGGGGAAGTTAGACGACGTAATCATAGAATGCATGAAAGAAAGAGACGACAACATTAAGCGCTATTCTCTAGGTTTGCAGCACAAGTTACTAGTAGAACGGGATGTTCTTGCATCTCTCATGTATCTTCTACAAGAAGTGAGACAAGGCGTCTATTGTATTATTCTTTGCGGAAAGCTTCGCTTTATGTGCGTAATGGCAAACATGGAATACGAAAACAAGTTTACCAATTTGAAATTTACCGAGGACAACATTTCGCTTGATGAATACGTTTCGAAGAAAAGGCGCCGCTTTGGTAAAGAAAAGGGCACAATGCTCCCGGTCAATAAATGGTGGTTTTCGCATGGCATAGTTTGCAACATCCAGAGCGATTCCAAGTTTGGATGGGGCCTTGGAATGATCCATGATTATATAAATACCTTGAAGCAAGTCTGTTCTAGTAACTATATAGACGATTGTGAATTTATACTCAACCGTCGCGATATACCAATGCTAAGAAAAGATGGACAACATTGCTATCAATTTGCTTCTTCTGAAGCTGGTGTTTATACCGATTTGACGTCAATCTTACCAGTTTACTCTTTATATCAGGGCTCTTTTTGGCTTGATAAACCGTTGATAGAACCGAAAGAACCGGAAGAGATAAGTAACATTGAGTGGAGCAAGAAGGTGGAGTTGGCGTTTTTTAGAGGTTCGTGTACCGGGAGTGGAATTACTAAAAAAGATAACGTCAGGATTTTCCTTGCAAACCTTTCTCAAAGTCATCCAGATTTCTTTGATTGTGGAATAACTAGCCTGTCAAAGCGGGATAAAGTAAACGACGGAGTTGTAAATTTTGATCGGAAGGAAAACGTGTCATTGTCCTCTGCGATTCCGATGAAAGAATGGGCAAAAAATAAGTACATCATCTACGCAGAAGGTTATTCCGCGGCTCTTCGCATGGCCCCGATGCTCTCCTCGCGCTCTGTTGTGCTTTTTCTAGACGGGTTTACTACAGCACATCTTCTGTGGTTTTTCCACAAACTTGTGTTTGTGAACATGGAAGTGTCGTCGCAATTAAAACAACTGTGTCCACCTGAAGCCAACATGATATTTTGCAATTGCACAAATATTCTCGGTGCCGTAAAGTGGCTAAAAGCAAACGATTCTTTGGCTAGAGAAATAGCCGAAAATGGCTACAAGTTATACGAATGGATCAAATCAAATCGTTACAATTTCCAGGCAAATCAGTTCAATAATGCGTTTACGTAGCTGGGAACAATACAAGATATGTATCAATGATAAGTGATGAGTCAGAGGAATATCGTCAACCACCGACCCCCAATAAGCTTAAGAGACTGGTCAAATCTAAATTTGAGCCGTGAACACTATAACCATTGCCCCGTCGTCAGAAGCCAAACTGAACCGACCCAGCAGAGTCACACCCGTATGAAAGCCATGATTTTGCCGACAGATATTCTCTTCAAGCTTTTTCAATTTCACAACCCAAGATGGGAACTTAACAAGAATTTTGCTCAAAATAGAGAAATATCAAAAAGAAAAAAACTCAAGGCTTTGCGCGATGAGATGAATGCATGTATGCCATTTGTAAAATACACAGCGGTTTCAATACGGTATTTCATGAATAGGAGACAGAGGGACCTAGACATGTATGGTGGCACCAAGCCGCCGCCACGTAACTCGCTCACTTATTGGATATGTAACAGGCGTGAATGTTTACAAGCCAACAGTCTACAAAATTCAAAATGCGCTGTGTGTGGTGCTGCAAACTATACAAAGTCGCATTTGCGCTTTGCGCAACGGAACGCGGCGCCTCGCAGAACTCAATGTTGCGCTAAAACTCAGGCTGGAACAAGATGTAAAAACCACACATTTGGTCTGGTTTGTAAACGTCACGTCAAATGTCGCGTCAACCCACCCATGTACTGGATGTAATTATCTACATTCTACTAGAAACTTCTGATAAAATAGTCTTAAACATGTTATCTAATACTAACTCTAGTTGCTTTCTCTGATCTTCAAATTCGGGGGTATTTTGGGTTTGAACCAATTCTCCGATAGAATTTAATGCCGATTTAACTTTTGCAAGGAAAGTTGATCCCTTGCGCATCATGTTGGGAAAGATAGATGAGTCTGGTTTTGACACAAAATTAGCAAGTTCTACTAGACTATCGCAGCTGCGACACATGCTGTCAAATACCTCCATGTTAACTGGTTTGTGAATGCTCATTTCTAAAATTGCATCCATGACTTCGCTATTTTTGCGCATATGTATGCAATCTGTTGGAATTGGATCTGAGACCCCCCACTGTGCGTTTGTTTTTTTTTGTTCAAATTCATCACGACTTTCGCTGCTGCCGCCGCTTACAATACTCTGTGAAAGTTCTTGTTTCTTTTTTTTAAAGGCTACTACGGCTCCACCTAGAGTTCCGATTGTACCTCCGATTGCCCCTCCTAAAAGTATAGGTTTTACTGACACTGACATGTGTTCTTTGATTATCCCATGACAAATAAATTTGTCAAAATAAACGTAATATCAATCGCGAAAGAGTTCATCTTCTTCGTAATTTTTTTGTTTCTTCGGTTCGGGAGGATTAAGTCGGAAGCTTCGTAGAGTTGGAATGAAATCTTTCCAATACATGTCTTTAGCCTTTGGAATACATGTAAGTTCCATGAATTGCTTATCGTAGTAGATCTTGTGTACTTGACATTGCTGGGGGGTCCAGATGACAAAATAACACATAGTTAAATTCATTATGTAACATCCCAATTGAATTTGAAACCAATAGTGGGTTGGGCATGGGCCACTGTTTCCATTTGGCCAGTCATTTATGCCATACAACGGTTCATCTTGCTTTGGGTACTTTCTCTTTGCACCCGGACATTTAATTTCCAGCAGATATTTAGTCACAGTTCCATCGGGTGCTTTGATTTCTACTTCGCCGTCGGGAGAATATGCTAAAAATGGATTCACGGGGTCAATAATGAGGCCATAGTGGTTGATTTTTATTTCATTATCAGGCATTTCTTCTTTCATGATGTCATGGAACGCGTCGCAGGCTATGTCTTCGTGCTCTTGTCCCCATCTAGTAAAGAAATTGCCGCGAAAATTGGATTCTATTAATTCTTCAATTGCTTTCTCCGGTTTAGTGTATGGCGAATATCCCATAAGCGCTCCAAAAATTGAGCCCGTAAAGCGCGCGATTCCTAGAGGTCTGCGCGAATTTAACCATTCGGGATTTTTTCTAGCTGCACCATTTACGATGATGTCTTGCGGAAGCTGAGCAATCCTTTTTGCTTCCTCTGGTGATACACATAAGGCTTTAGCAATCGCTTCATCGTCTGGTAAGGGTGGTAACTTTTTCTTTTCTTTTTTCTTGTCGTCTCTCTGTTGTATAAGTTCCTCTATAGCATTAAGCTTGCGTTTACTGCCGGTTTCAGAGGCTTTGACTACCGGTTGGTCAAGGATGAAAGGAAACGTCATTTCAAAAAAGAATTAATATTAATTTTAATTTGAAAGTAAAGTCTAGGTTAGGAAATATGCCAGAACAAATTCTTACTCTTTTGTGTGGAGAATTAACCCAAGAAGAGGTGATACTTGGAAACTTATACGGTTACCTTTTAATTGATTGTAGTGTCACTGCTAAACTTTTGCAGACGAAACATCTTTTAAAGACAACGCCATACTCGCTCGCAAGGTGCCTTATCAAGGCAGGGTGTGAAAAAATAAAAAACACGGAGGTATTAACGTTACTCCATTTTATTAGCGATTTACCCCTGGGTTTTGTTGCATTTAAATTTGAAAGGTCCAGCAATAAAACTTTCAAATTGTTAAGCGAACAACGCGGAGTTGATTTCGGAATAAAAACTACGCTTATTTAAACATGAAGCGTAAGATCAAGGATGAGAGTTCAAATGTCACAATAACTTACGAGGAAGATGATAGTGGTCTTCCAATTCTACCAGGAAACATTCCCGTTCCACTATATCGAAACACGCAAAGTTGGAAGCCAGGAAGTACCCTGGGTGCTTGTTACCAAGTAAATTCGAAAGAAGACGCGTTTTCCTCGCTAATAAAAGCTTCTCTCATGTTAAAGCCAAGAAGTTTTCAAAACGACAATCAGCAACCATACCCAATGTACGAAGAAAAGAATGGAATTTTAAGCATACCTCGAGTTTATGGCCTTCTACAATTTGGAGCCCCAGAAAAAGACTTGCGAATAGAACAGTCTATTCCCACGATTCCCTCTTTCTGCGGAGAACTTAAGCCTTTTCAGCGTGAAGTAGTAAATCATGTTGAAAAATGCTTGCGCAGAGAGCCATACAATTGCGCTATGATTACGGCTGAGTGTGGCCTTGGAAAAACCTGTATGTCGATACACTTGGTAGCCACACTCAAAATGAAAACGGCAATTCTCGTTCACAAAGAATTTTTAATGACGCAGTGGATTGAACGCTTTGAACAGTTTCTTCCAGGGATAGAAGTAGGAAGAGTGCAAGGAAGTATTTGCGATATTAAAGATGTTACGATTATAATGATTCAAACATGCTTAACTGGAAGACACAATGAGTTATTCAACGAAAGTGGTATCTCATTTGTAATTGTAGACGAATGTCATCATATTTGTGCCAAGACATTTAATCTGAGCATGAGAAGTTTTGCCGCCAAGTATCTCTTAGGCTTAAGTGCTACCCCTGAGCGTTCCGATGGAAATGAAAAGGGAATTTTTTGGTTACTTGGAGCACCATCTGTATTTGCAAAGAGGGAAAAAAATGAAAATGTTTCTTTGGCAAACACTCTCAAAGTCCTGAAACTTTACGGACCACGAGTGCGGCAACCCGACCTCAAGACTTCAAAAGGTCAATTACAATATTCGAGAATGATCACAAGATTGGTTGAAAACAAAAATAGAACAAACCTTATCGTAGATTTAGTTCATCAACTTTACGACCAGGGTAGAGAAATTCTCATCATATCAGAAAGAGTTTCCCTTTTAGATTCAATTGCTAGCATATTTGAATCTCGAAATATCAAAGCTGCCAAATACGTTGGAGAAAATACAAAAAAAGGAAAACGCAAGCGAAGCGAAGCATCAATGGGTTGCAAGATAATTCTGACAACACGCGCCATGGCTTCCGAAGGATTTGACAGACCCTCGATTGATACGGTTGTCCTGGCGACACCCTTTGGTGCAAACAGTACATTAGAGCAGAGCATCGGGAGATGTCAAAGGATGTGTTCTGAAAAGAAGTTTGAAAGTCAGGTTGTCGACGTCATAGACAACTACTCTATATTTTACAGCATGGCCCGTGCTCGACAACACTTCTACGCATCAAAAAGGTATAACGTCGTGACTTTGAAACCCGTTGAAGATAATCTTGCATGATACAACAGTGCAAAAAATGCCCGGGTGTAAGAACATGTCCCATCTTGCAAAATATAAGAATAGACCATCGCCGCCATATCCCGCGGCCAATTGCCCCGGGGCGTCAAAAACTGGAAACGACGGAAGGAAATACAAATCGGTTCCCGACAAGAATGGGCGATATGCGTGGAAGCCCTCTCCTCGAAAGTCGCCGCGCAAGTCGCCGCGCAAGTCTCCTCGCAAGTCGCCACGCAAGTCTCCTCGCAAGTCGCCGCGCAAGTCGCCACGCAAGTCTCCTCGCAAGTCGCCACGCAATAGAAAATCGAAAACACTTGAATGGTTACAGGCAAACCCAGGAATAGAAAATACAATCATTAAATATCAACAAGACAACCCAAAGACAGGGGCATCCAGACAAAGATATGAAAAATACAAACACGCAAAGACTATAGGCGAATTTGTCAAGCTTGGTGGGTGGAAAGATGATTTCGACTGGGATCGAACCAAAAAGTTGCTAACAGTTTATTTCATATGGGGGAAATATGGTAGTGTTTATAGTCCCAAACAAAAACATTATTTAAGGTTAGGAACACCCAGATCATTTAATGTAATACGAGATGAACTTACTCGCGATAAAGAATGGTATAGACGAGTTAGGTGGATGGCAAAAAATACCAGTGGAGTATTTCGTGATAAATTACGTATGCTATTGTGATAAATTAGCTAATTCATCGAATCCATTTTGGTCTTGAGTCTATTAATTCTGTACCAGTTAAGAACAGAAATCACTAGAGCTGCTAGTGATCCAAATAAACCGAGAAACGCAGAAATTCCTAGAATTGGGGGTGTTTTGATTGTCTCGACACCAAACATCTTTTTAAATACAAAGATTATCTTTACTTGATGAGCTCTTTAAGGATGTTTTTCAAATAGTCGTAGTCTGGTGTTTCTTCAAAACTAAGCTCTTTTATGTATTTAGCAATCTTTCGTAATTGTTCTGGACACCCTTCACAGAGAGATCCTGAAAATAACTGATCCATCTTGACTTTTGCCACATGCTTTTTGCTTTCTGTTTTTTTTGCAGAAGAAAGCCCCTGCCAAGGAAGCTTGCCTTTAAACATGTAGACTGTGACAAAAAGCCACGATTGTAGGTCGTCTCGGCGGCTAGATTCTACCCCGTAGTGAGAGTAAGTCGAGCAGTACCGCGGAGTTCCAGTAAGTCCTCGCTTATTGTCGCAAAAGGGTATGTGTTCTCCAGCATCGTTTAAGTATCTTTTTGAAAGCCCAAAATCTGCGATGTATATGTCTAAATCAGAATACCCTAGCATAATATTAGCGGGCTTTAAGTCCCGATGCAAAATACCCCTTTTGTGTATAGATTCAATTATACTTAAAAGTCTAGTACTAAGCTGCGCAACTTCGTGTGATTTAAAGTATTTTCTTTTTTGGAGTACTTTCTCTAAATCATCCCCCAACCTGTCCATCACTACAGCCGATACTTGCGAGGATTCGCCGACTTTTTCTTTGAGTGGAACATATCCGCTCCAGTGTATTTTAGGGATTCCCCTCACTGTACCATCTCTATGCAGATGTGTTAACACGTCCGCTTCGTACAGGACCAAGGCTTTCTTGCTGCCTGTTTTGATGCTGGAAATGTCTATTTTTACTGCGACATCTTGACCCGTTTTCAAGTCTTTCGCAGAATAAACTTTACTAAATCCACCCGAACCAATTTTAGAATTTACACTAAAACGATTGGCCAAACGCATTTGCACAATGTCAATGAACTTGTCAAAGGTGAGAAAAAAATATAGATATCATATTTTAAACGAATTACATATCGCGCTCTGTGAAAACAAGCAATGCCGAAAAAGCCTCCATATTTTGTTCCTGACCACCTATTTGATAATATTGTTTATTGGTTATTCCGCAGAGCCAATTTCCATGATAGAACTTGTTTGACCCGGGCGGATGCGGCAAGTAACCCTCGTGCACAAAAATGTCGGCGAGTCTAAAGTCTCGGTCATAAAAGTCGGACCCCATCTTCCACGCACGCAATGACGGGTCAATCTTGGTGCCGGTAGAAACCTCTACTTGTAAAAAATCGTTAAATCTGTCCTTGAACCCAATTTCTTTCTTGTCTTTATGTCCTTTAAATCTTGCGTCAAGTGGCATATAAAATAAAGGAGGAATTACTACCAATGCTTCTGTACCCGAGGCGTCATTAAACTGAAAAGTCTCGTAATCTTCGTGTCCATTTGAAATTATATTCCACAGCTCTTGGAAATGATCCGAGAGTCCAGATCTTGTCCAATTTTTCCATTTGGGATGATCAAGATCTTCAATAAAGTAGTAGCCGTTGGGACTGTAAACCAAATCGTCTGTGGTCGGTAAATTTCTTCTATGAATGTTAACAGCCCATTTTGGAGAAAAGTACCATTCATCCTTTTGATTTCTAAATGTAGTAAGAGCTTTCTGCAAGAGAGACGCCTGGGACTCTTCAAGTTCTTTTTGTCTGTGCCAAATCCAACACAGTGGTCCAGGAAACTTTTCCGATAAAGGAGCGTTTGATAAAGAATTCCATATATCTTTATTAGAATGATTCTCCATTGTGCTCCAATAGCAGCAATACCAAGAAACAATATTATGACCAAGATAAAGGTGTTTAAACTTTTGCTTTAGTTGTGGGTCCTTCTGGCTATTTTTTAGCTCTTTTTGGAAACGGACAAGAACTTGACGCCTGCTAATTTGACCCGCCGCGTTACTTCCAGGAGACTGACCTCGATTCCCAACAATCCAGAGGTGGCCCTCTGCGCGATTAAACTTAGCATCTCCGCCTTTTACCGGAGCGGCCATGCTAGATCCATCAACAAATTGCTGAAGTTGTTCCTGTCTAAAGTTTCCACTATCGGTGAATTCTCCACACATGACAACCTTTTTGTAGAGAAGAAACTTCATCCCGAAGGTTTTTTCAAAAGTATTTGGATCTAGAATTCCAATGTCACGTTCTGGGATCACACAGGATACAAATTCTTGATACGTGCTCTTTCCGGATTGGGCAACCCCAAGAATAAAGAAAAATGTTTGCCACGTGTCTCGTTGACCTTCCGAAGTAACAAACTCTCCACAGCGGTACATCAATCTCCCAATTTGCGCTTTAAACTCAAATATCAACCTGTGCATTTCCTTTTCCCACCAACGATCTTGGTCGACTCTCAATTCATTTGGTAATTTTATTTGTGTCCAATAATTCTCGTCGTCAAATTGATATGACAAAACATCATCACCTACTCCACAATCCAAAACCTGACCAAGTTTTAGACAGTCTGATTTCTGAAGGGGCAAATAAGAACCAAACACGTGTGCGTAGCATTTGGAATCCCTATCCTTCAAAGGACGTTCTCCACGGAACGCGGCCAATCTTTGATCAATAACATCAACGTATTTTTCCCCGGGATGTTCATCTGAGTACCATTTTTCAATAGCCGCCCTTGATACGTGTGAGGAATTTGACGCTTGCTCGTATAGCAAATCCCTTTGCCACTTGATGCAATCGTCCTTTATAAGACCACAGTGTATGCAATAAGTTTCATCATCCAACCCCCCTTCAAAAGTTGGAAGCTTGCAAGTATAATTCAAATCTTGTTGTATAATATTTATCTGTTCCTCAAAAGATTGTGCGCGGAATACAGACTCATTAAATACGTTAAGCGTGTTCATGTTGTATTTTCCAGATTTAAGAAAAGGGTGTGTATGAGGAAAAAATCGCGGCACATCTACTATATTGCTGTCACACACTAGAACTCCATCAAGAAACACAAATATGTGCTCATTTGGTTCTAAGATATATCTAGGTGCAAGAATATCTTCTTTGATGCGTTTAGTAGTCTGGTCAATAAGGCTTAGTTTATTTGTAGAAGCTACGAAATTATGTGCGTTGTAATCCATTGAAAACCAATTTTGAACATAAGTGTCCGCCTCGCATTTTAGTTGGTAACCGACTGTCCGCATGCCTTTTATTTCCCTCAATTCTGGTTCAAAGTTGTGTTGTGGGGCCTTCTTGTCGTGTGTTTGATACTCTTCGTGCTGAGAAGTGTCAAACCGCTCGTTGTTCTTTCTTACTTTTGTGTGCATTAAATCGCAACACAATGCTCCATTATTACAAAAAGCGCATTTGATTCCAATCGTAATGTCATCGCGCTCAAGATGGGTGCCATAGACTGCGTTACACTTTTGCACGATGTCCTCATCGTCTCCGTACGTGATGCCGCCATTTTCAAAGTTAAAATCAAGAACTCGTGGAATCTCGCCAATAACCTCGTTAGTAGAGATACAAAAGTATACGTAGATTGGTTCATGATACAAAATTACTGGTTCAAAAATGCCTTCGCATCCCTTCGTAGCAGCTAATTGATCAGTCTTTTTCCCAAAGGCAAACTCCTTTGGTTTATAACGTCGATATTGGTGGTCTTCCATGTCATTCAAAAGACCATGTACATGATAGGCTGCGTCAAGTCTTTTTTTCTTCAACTCAGCATCGTCAATAGTGTACTCGTTCCCCTTTTGAGAACATAGGTTTCTGTCGTACGTCCAAGGTGCAACGTCGATTTCTGGAAGAAGTGGTTGCTGAACATCAGTCAAGGCCTCCGGTTTATAATCCTTGTCCATAATATCGGTGGGTTTTCTGAAGATTGAGAGGGTAACACACACAATAGCATGGTACCTTTGCATATGGTCAGATCCAACTCTCAATTTTCTAATTGTTTTAACAATTTCACTCCACGTATTATCCATTTCAAACAGAATAAAGTCTGAAATTTCTTTTTTTTCTTGGTCGTACTCGTCAACGTGTTCAGCTTTACAGCCAAGGTAGTCAACATCTTCCCAAATTTTAGCTTCTGACTTGAGCTTTGTAAGTATTTTATACAGGTGATTGAAAGTTTGCGTCATATTCTTCCAGCTTTCAGTAATACATTCCATGTCTTTGTAGTCTCGGCCATCCTCCATTATGTCTAGATGTCGACCTTCGCTTCCCCCTGCTATAGTGGCTATGCCTTGTTGATGAGAAAAGAGGTCTTCATACGAAGCGTTGAAGAAAGCTTTAAGTGCGCGTTTCTCAAGAGACAAACTTCCGTTTCCCACGATCGAGTCAATAAATTGGTCGACGAGACAACAGAATGCCAGTAGGATAGCACCATCCTTTCTATCTATGATGTATCCTTTGATGGCCAAGCTCTCGTCGGGGTATAACGCGTCGTCTCTTCTGCCAAGTGCAGGAAACAGCGATTTGGTCTGTCTGTCAAACAACTTAAACTTTAACGTGTCAAACGCCTCTTTCACGTCGTCGGGGGCAGAGCTTACAAGATTTATCTCGGTGTCTTCCTTGTATGGCCATCCCTCTACGTTGCAGATGTCATCCATCGCCGTCATCGCTAGTTACAACAACCCGAGATTTAAAACCTGACCTGACCTAACCTAGAACCTAGGTTAGACTGCACCCCTAACATGAACTGCGGCACTCCCGCTGCGCCGCAAATTCAGTTCTCCTCCGAAACATCTACAAGGCGTCTCGTTGGTCATGCCATTCTCTCTCGTTTCATGGGAGATACCGGTGAACTAGGTCACACATTTCGAGCTGCACTCGAAGCTTCCAAAAGAACATCTCAGCTTCAAGACCTATGCGTGGCAGTTTTATCCTTTCGTGACTATCTAGACGACGTCAAGAGTGGCGGCTACAACAAAATTTTACACAAAACCATGGAGGTTCTTGTACCGGCGTACGCTGAAATAGAGCTCGGTCGACTCATTTGGGGTCCTGGTAGATTCTTTTACTTTAATTCACCCATTGACCTCGACTATGCCACAAAGTATTGCAACATTGCCGCCTTGACGATGTCTAGGTTTAGACGTGTTGGAAATTGGTCGAATGCTGAAACTTTGACGTTTGCACCAGATTATCCTTTGAACGAAGCGATTTTCTATTTCTTTGATTGTCTTTATGAGCATCTCTTTTGGTCTCGCCAACCAAATCCGTACCCTGCTTACAAGAACTACAAATACATTAACCTGAAACTACACCCAAATATGATTAATTTTATTATGAGACCAGTATTTCAAGTGCACATTGACAGAGCTATATACTACGTCAAGAACTCTTCCCTCCCGTTACACTTTAAAACCCCAATTCAAACGATGCTACGGTATGCAATTCACTTAGACTTGAGACTATTGCCGACCATGCTTTCTATTGGGTACTCAAAAGCGCACACGATTCCAATTAAAGCACCCATTCCCATTTCAAAAGCGCAGAGAAAGAAACGCGCAAACACGTGTCAACAAAAGTTAATTGATGATCTGACCAAATTGATACTTTCATTTTTACACCCTTCTATCTACAACAGTGCTTTTGACGCAACACGAGACATCAGTGCTCTTTCAGTTTTGTTGTGTGCTTGTGATGACAAGAAAAGAAAGTATTTTGGTCCAGGGAAAATTACTTTTTGTTTTTCATCGATTTACAAAGCTCTTTTTGAGAACCGCGATGCTTTTACGATAAAATTGAAGTACGGCGTAGAGAATTTAATTCACAAACATGAAACAAAACATATTCCCCGAGCAATTGACTTTTTGCACACTATTGGAGAACAACCTTTAGTCGAAGTAGATCTGGAAATACTGAAATTAAGCCCTACAATTTTGCGCAGATATGGACAGTTCATGGCGAAATTTAAAGTCATGCTACTAACTACCTCAAGCGAAACAAGATGGAGCTTCCAAGAGAATGCTGACATGTTCACGTTTTCTGAATGGTCGGAGGAGGAATCTACTGCCGCTTCCGTTGCCCATTCTTATGTTGTGCACAATGAGCCGTGGCTACAAGATCGCATTCTGCAGATTGACGAAAAAATTGATAATCTCTTCTTTCTTGGTGGAAGCATGGTCTCTAATTTGAAGATAAGCGGCGCGTTGTGTTATGCATTTTACGGACAAACCCCTTCTCGATTTACTCAAGATAATTACGGTTTCTTGTCGTTCTTGAGAGCAAGAAGGTCTGCAAAATACATTTATAGATGTATCATGTCGTATTTTGGAAATTTAGATAGCATGGACATTGATTTGTTTGGCACTGGGCGTCGTTATCACGAAAAAGCGGTCTACTTGTCAGAGATTCTATTGACCGCTACTCAGGGAGACCAAAGAAATCTAGAAAGCTTGCGCCACAAACTCAAAAAAATATGGGTAATGAAGAACAAAACGAGAATTACAGAAAGGAACATATCTTTTTTTAAGGCAACGTGCGAGCCCGTAGATGTTAGTGCTAACGACTGTCAAGATGCGAGCAAAATCGACGTTAGTGCACCAATCAACTTAATGGTCACATTAAAGTAACAATGGCTTTGGTAGTTGAAAACTTGTATAAACGAGACGTCGAGCAACTTGTACAAATTTGGCAAAATGATAAACAGCTTCCACAAATTCCAAGTAAAGCTGATTTAGAACAAATATTAGCCAAGTATGCGAAAGAAAGTTTAAAAAGAACCTTTGGAGTATTCATGAAGCAATTACAGGAATACATTGCTATTAAAAAATTAGATCCTTGGTATACATTTTTTCAAAATAGCGGGCTGCCCGTAATATTGAGGTCGGATAGTTCTAATTTGGCTATACGACGCTACATGCGATTCTGTAATCCTAACAATAAAGATAGCACATCTTCCCCAGTATTGAAACGCTTTAGTTGGAACACGATTGATATTGCCGCTTTGGGCACATACATAGCGCTGTTATTCTCTCTCATCCCCGTAATATGCCTTCACTACTTCCTTAAACCAATCCCGCCAAAAGGTTGGACCGTGATAATAATTATAGTTCTCTTAATAGTACTAATAGTAGCGTCTTTACAAATTTGGGTACACGCGGGGGCAGATTATGATACTAGAAACTTTACGTTAACTGTTATAGACGGTTCTTTAGATGGGTTATGCGGATTTAATTGGCAACTTCAAGACACAAATACGGATACTGTCGGCGTTGTGCTTGTTTGGCGCAAGATTGACATTAAAATAAATTTTAACGTCGTTGAAAACGTTCCTTTGTTGGTGTCACCAATGCAAAAAGTAAAAAAAATGAATGTAACGCTCAGAAATTGTACCTTCCCAATAAACTTTTCTCTGGACCCGGACACAGACAAATATAAGATCAAGTGTTCAAAAGTGGAAAAATGGCAAGCAGCAATTCATGCTACAAGTTTTCGCTTAAAAGAAATCCACAGATCCCAGCTTTCCATAGAAAGCATAGACACTAATGTCAACAGCGACGAAGAAAGCAGCTTCTTTAACGTGTTTGAATCAATCGGCGGCACTGAAAGCATGCTCAACGTCTTGTTTGACGAATTACGTACCTTTTTGACTAATAGAATTAACAGTTTGAAAGAAGCGCAATAGAAAAGTATATAAATGTGCGTCTAGGCGTAGACACAAATAATTTTTGGATGGATCAACAATGGACACCGCGCGCAGGGGACAGAAAAAGGTTCAAATTTCAGATTCGCCATTTGAAGGTTTTTCGTTTTATATATACGACGACATCGAAAGTACCAACGAAATTGTCTTTTTAACAAGACAAGCACTCTCTCATAAACTAAACGAACTTGGAATGTCACTCTTAGAAAGCCTATCGAGAACAACAATACTCCAAGTGCGCGACAAAATGTGTGATATCAGAAACAAAGATATCATATATGTCTATGGATCTAACGACTTGAACTACATAAATTTATACAACGACGGTAACTACGCCGGACTAGAAGAACAAAAGGGGGTATGGGATACTTAGGCACCTAAAGTCCTACTTCTCTTCTCTGCTCGCCAATGGTAGTTTTGCGTGGTTTTTTGTAGGCCCAATGCTTCAACGTACACTCTTCTGGCAGTGCAAATAAAAATCTCCCGCCTTGTTCTTCTTTATCTCTCCCGTAACTTCTCAATTTGTGTTGCTCAAAGTAAGGCAATGGCATATTCGCTAAAGAGAGTGCATCTTTCACCAAAAAAATAAGCCCCTTCTGTAATAAATTATTAAGCCTCACTAATAGAAAAGACAACAACGTTCTCCTCGTTGAACTCTTTGGAGGCTTTGGTTGTTCCTTTGGTTGTTCCTTTGGTTTCTCATTTTTCTTCTTTGGTGTTGGACGTCGAATTGTTTCTGGGACGTGGGGGGGTTGCATACAACGTGGAATAGGAGCTCGTTCGTCGTAATATTCTTTGGAAGACGTATCTAGATCCAAAGGAAAAAATGGAGTCTTTAATACTGCTTGGTCTTGGCTCTTTTCAAAATAAAAAGAAGATGCCGTAAGCTTCGGGTTTGAAAATATTTCTCCACCGGTTATGATTAAGTATTTATCTTGATAGTGAGGCAGTAAATTAAACATGAATAATCCGTCTAAGGTATCGTGTTTACAAGTTTGAAAAGATATACGAGGCGCGACAATGAAGACCATGTTTTTCAAAACCTCCATATCGGTTCGTGGGTCGGGCGCTCGTACACCCGGAAGTCTTTGTTCAAATTCCACATGGTCTCCACTTAATAAAGTAATTTGAACTGCTTTTTTCATTGCAACATCAACACAATTCACAGAAAAGGGTGTGTGTGTTGATTGAATCTGTCGCCTGGGCGGTCTTGGTGGTTTCGGACTTCTTGTCTTTTTTGGTTTTTTCCGTGGTTTAGTTTGTTTAGGCTTTATCCATTCGCCACCTTGTTCTATTTGTACTTGCAAGTCTTTATTCTTTGCTTTCCAATTCCAAGAGTTGGTACGAAACGAGACAACTTCTTTATTTTCTCTGTCATCTAATTGGAAGTATTGACAAAACCAAACCCTGGTACAATTTCCCAAGGATATGTTGTCGTTAAGTCTGTAGGTGTCAACTTTAGTATGGTTTCCATTTTCGATCCACTTGTTAAACCCTTCTTTGGTCGTCGCTTTTAAAGAATGATCCAACAAACCATCCCTTCCAAAGAACAGAATCTCTGCAAAACACACAACATCACGAAAGAAAGAAATATGCATCATAAAATCGCAAATCTTTGAACAAGATAGTTTGGGTTTATTCATGTAACACAAACCGTATTCGGTTGTACAGTAAAAGAAATCGTCAAAAAAATCTGTTGAAATACATCCCTGGTCTTTCAATAGATCATTGATTAGTTTTGCCACATCGTTTCCAGAAGGAAATTCCCTTTTAAGCAACTTGACGATTACTCTGAGAATTATATTCACTGGATATAGAAATTCAGAGCTTTTAGCGAGAGTTGTCCAAGTCAATCGAGCTAAATGTTGAAACTCTTCAGGTGAAACGTGCGAAGACGTTTTGTCATATACAACTACGATAAAGTCTCGGTGCGTAAAGTCCGTGTCCAGCCCAAGGGTGTGGCCTTCTTCAAAACAAGACGACGATGGTTTTGTCTGGTCATAAATCCAAGAAATTGATATTTCGTTGTAAAAGCCAGTAATTGGCTTGACTACATGCGGAGAAGCTACACGAAAAATATCAATTCCCTTGAGCTCGGGGTTGATTCGTAAAGGACGTGTACCCTTTGAAAAGACCCCTGCAACATCACAAACCAGGGAAAAGAGTAGATGCTCAAAACCATTTATTAAAAAAGCATTCGTTGTCGTTGACCGTCTAGTATTAAGATTGCGCAAAGCACTAGCCTCGCGTGTAGCAGCTAATACTTGCTCATTCCACTCTCTTTCACCGCCTCCTAATATATCTTGTTTGTCTGCCAACAATATAGCTGGTTCGTCCATATAATTAACAAGATGCCCGCCCGAGTTCGGCTTCACCAAGTCGTCAAAGTTGTCCCGTGACAAATCTACTTCCTTTAAGGAAATTGTTTGTTGTCTTATTGTTCCCAGACCCAAAATTACCTCGTAAAACGTCATTGGGGGGTTGCTAAATACATTTCCTTTCGCAATGCCACCAGCAATGTTAGCAAATTGCCAAACTTTCCATAAATAAGGTGGTTCATCGTCCTCTGGGCAAGCTGAATTTATTTTACTACCACTAGCTGTCACGCCACCAACTGTCAAGAAGTGGCAACGAGGATGAGACCGGAGGGGGTTCATCTTAAAATTGTCACAAAGATAAATGGAACATAAGTATCGTTTTTCAAACATTAACGACGTTTCGAGATGCGATAATTCGTTTTTTTCAAACAACTGCGGTATGTCGATATTTACAGTGCTTGATTCTTGTAACCAGGGATGATTTTCACATGTAGTATTAAATTGTAGTACAAGAAACAAACTGCATAACGAATTTTTCCGACAACCAAACCAATTGTAATTTTCTTCGTTGTTAAAATGGATAATTACCTCGTTCCTTAACGAATCTGGCTCATATTTTTCGAGCCAAAAATGAACAAGCTGCGAAATCAGCGTACGATAGATTCCAACGTACCATTTTTTTGATTTTTCTATAAATCTCCCCAGAGACGTACCATAATATGATCTGAGATCTCTGAAGAATTGACTTAGCAACTCGTTTGCCTTTTTTTCGTTTATGGAAAGTCCAAAAGTTTGTGGGTGTGTTTTTGTTAGGGTTATACCAAACGCCTCAATTTCATAGTTGTCGTGTTTCAATCTATAGGTTTCGTAGTCTTTCTGTTTTGCAGGAGTTAAATATCGACAAAGACCTAGACTTCCTGCGGAGTTTGGAGCGGACACGGACAAGTGCGGCTGCGGGGTGCGCGGAGCGGTCTGCAGGATCACATCATCATCATTGTCAAGGTTGACAATGAGGCCTGCCGCTTCCTCATCAAGATCATCATCCATTATCAGATCCAGCGGCGACAGATCAGGCACCCTCGCCAACGGCGATTGCTTCCTCCATGGAGACAACCGCATAAGACCCGCCGCAGCATGACCCCGTGAGATCCGTGGGGATGAAGGAGGCGTGGCATAACCTGTTTGCATGGTTGTACCGCTGGCTGCGGCTGTGTAGCTGCTGTTTTAAAGACAGCGACGCTTTCACTGTCCAACCTTAACCTAGGCCCTAGTAGGTTTCTGAAACCTACTAGGCCCTAGTAGGTTTCCAATCCTAGTATGTTATAATGTTATCACGCCACCCACTCCCAGAGGCCCAGCGAGGAGGTTGTTTGTGAGAACTCCAACGAGAACTCCAACATCACCAAAAATATATTACATAGATAAATGAATGGAACGATACTCTTCTTTATTTGTATATTTGTCGTTATTCTTTTGGCAATTCCTTTGTCTTTGAGGAAAAGAGACGAAACGTTTAAAGTAAGGTTGTTAAAAAAGGACGGGACGTTGGCTGATAAAATCAACAACTATTATCAAATCCATAAAGATGAACTACATAAAATGTTCAAAAGAAATGAAGATCAAATAGATGGACGAATAGTTCACCCTTCGATTATATGTATTTTTGTATTGTTGAAATTTATAGATATCGAAAATTATATGGAAATTGGTGTTCATAATGGAGGTAGTATGTCCATGGTTATAGCTGGTGAACAAAACGTTAATTTGTATGGTATTGATTTATTCGAAGATATATATGACAAAACAAAACACTTCAATGATGAAAAATTCAAAACATATCAATATTTTAAGAAAGATAACTTGAGCAAAGGAAAAACCCAATCAAATTTAAATAATTTGAAAAAAATGTACGACAATAATTCACACTTAACCCTAATTCAAGGAAATACTTATTTTGATGAAACTGAAAAAAATGTGAGATCGGTCATATTAGATAACAAAATGGACATTCTATTTATTGATGGAGATCACACCTATGATGGAGTTAAAAATGACTTCGAGAGGTATCACAAGTACGTAAAAACAAACGGTTACATCATTTTTGATGATTATCACCACCCAATTATTAAGAAATATGTTGATGAACTGTTGTTAAATAACAAACACTTAGAATTGATTGTTGTATTTCAAAATGACTGGCCTGGGCACGCCGGCGTATTGGCAAAGGATATCATTATTAAAAAATTAAATTGAGTCATCACTCGCCGGAGCTCAATAGTCGGTTTATTGTTGGTTGCCAGAACTTGTACTCTCCATGAGTGTGATATGGTCTCTAAGCTTTTGAAGAGCCCATTCGGGACAATTACACTTGGCTTTGGGCTTTCTAGTTCTGTCGAAGAATCCGCGTACCGCCTTCGCCGACGTAGGAATAGCTTTCTCTAAACTTTTCATAAAGGTAAAAGAATCAACATCGGAGTAACCGTGTGGGAATTCGCTACACGTTACTCCATGCACAATCCCATTTTCGTCAGAAAATGCTGCTTTTGGCCAAGGCTTATTTTCTTTTTTAGCGACGACACATAAGTTGTTTACAGCTTGCAGTTTCCCAGCAATGCCTTCTGCAATCCATTCAAATTTAGGTACCGACACCGCGTTTCCTAATTTTTTCATGCGTTGATGATCTTTAGGTAATACATCTGTATATCCAGCAGGAAATCCCTGAATCCGCTCACAATCTTCTGGGTGTATTTTTACAACAGAAATTCCATCTTCCCTTGGATGCGGCAATATCAATGAAAATTGAGTCTGTCCCCAGCAACTCATACCCGATTTTAGCGTGGGTGTGCCGTTGACAGTAAAGCTAGACCCAAACCTACCTTCGGATTGATAAAATCCACACAAGTATCTTTCACCATCATTATGATCCCAATTCCGTGGCTTTATGAGAGGTTTGCCGCGGACGCTGCTGTATTCGTCCCTGAATAACCAAGTGAGATCATTTTGAGTTTTTGTACCTACCAACACAAGACGTCGCCTCTTCTGTGGAAGATTAAATGATCTCGCATCAAGGACTCTGTATGCCCATTTGAATCCCATGGAAGTTAGGTTCTCTGTGACGTATTTAATACCTTCGCCTTTTTTTAAGTTTAAAATATTTGCAACGTTTTCAAAAACAACCCATTGTACGTTACTATTTTCAAGGAGTCGCATCGCATGAGACACCAACGAACTCTTTTCGCCTTGCAGACCCTGGGGGTTCGTTTTTGCAAAGCTAAAATCTGTACAGGGACTTCCAAAAGTTAGTAAGTGTGTATCTTCTGGAAGTTGTTTAAGTGTCGTAATATCTTCGTGAATTTCGACAGAAGGGTGGTGATGCTTCAAAACAGTTTGTGCCATGCTTTCAATCTCTACAAACAAGGATACAGGCCAAGAAAGGTGTTTGGATAGTCCAAGTTCAATGCCACCAATTCCTGAAAAGAGGCTGACTGTGGTCATGATTAGTTAATTAACGGAGCGATTTTTTTAATAATGATTCTAAACTTGCTCCGAACGTCCAAGATGGTTCAGACCAGAAGTCAAAAAAAGTCAAAAATTAAACGATTTTTTATGCTATTGACTAAAGTTTTTACATCAGTTCAATGGAAGAACTACCCTTCTATTGATCCTATAACACTGGAAAAAATAGAAGGGAGGCCATTTGTACTTGTAAATAAAGACTGCGGAGTATTTATGTTTGACGCAATAACTCTAAGCTCATACATATTAGAATCCGGGGACTCCAGAAATCCTATAACACGAGATAATTTATCTACAACGGAACTGAAACGTCTAGCCAAATTGGCCGGGCATTCCTTCACACGGTTTCAAAGGAAACTTGAGGCCAAAAAAAGACGAAAAAGTTCTGAAATAATACCACCGACTGAGTTTTTTGCTAATGAAATTGCCAGAGTTGTAGATTCCATTTGCGAACGGTGTACAGAGGAAACGCAACCCGGTGAAATCATTTATCGCATTCAAAGAGACCTTGCTGAACTTGATTCTCTTCTTTCGCAGCTTCTTTCCTCGTGTGGACATTCGCAGACGCTTAACGAAATAAATCAAGTATGTGGTCGGTGGCAACACTTGATGACTCGCCCAAACGCAACGTGGGTAAACAAAGATCTTGTGAAATTAGTGCTTAAGATTGTCAACAACCTAGCAGCCACCATGGATTTTGGCTCAACAATGGTTTTGTTGCAAATGTCTAGTTTAGAATTTTTACCACCTGGTTTTATTATATCAAGCAGAAATCGGCGACCACGATCGGCTACAGAACCCGTTGATAATTCGTCGATAAGACAGCTATTTTCACGACAACCAAGAAGCACAGAAGCGTTAGCCCTTGCTAGAACGCCACCCACTCCCAGAGGCCCAGCGAGGAGGTTGTTTGTGAGAACTCCAACAAGAACTCCAACATCACCGTCAACACCGTCGAGAGCGCCGTCACCAGTGGAATCAATTACTTAATAAATCGACTATTTGTCAAGTGATCTTTAAAATTTTGAGCTTCTGACTCCATTTCGCTCTCTTCTGTATACACATTGTCTAACAGAGCCATAGCTTTAGGAGCAACTGTGTCGCCAACTTCTTCAAGGTGGCGCGCATCTAAGGCTAAGCGCATTGAAAGGAAGGTAGAAAGACTTCTTGCATTTATAACAAAATCTTCAACGTGAAGAGTTGTAAACAAGATGTCTGACACCCTAGAACTTGGTTGTTTGAGACCTTTGTGTCGGTTTCTATCGTTGTTTACTCTTTCAAATTGAAAATCGTAATCATATTTCTCCTTGGTTATCTGCTTTATCGTTTCAGACCATTTCTTAGTTTGCTTCACTTTGTTATTCTCTAGAAGAACAAAATCCGGGTTTCCGGTCACCGCAAAGATGACGTGTTTTTTATTTATTCCAAGCCCTCTTTTTGTTTTTGCCCAGTCGGTGATGAGTGTGATTATATCTGAAGTTTCCTTTAATGTCTTTACTTCAACCGTAGCATTAACAATCTTGGTAGTCTTCATTGTTTCTCTACAGACTTCTGCAATTTCCTTTCCAAGACAACCAGGATATTCAATCACGAGAACATGTTTTGAGGACTGGGGTCTGTGATCCGACTTCAAGCGACGTGCCCAATTTTTAGCAGACTCGTCGTCCCACCTGGCATCTTTGGTGTTTTTCATTCGATAACTATAACCATTGATGTGCTTCTCAGTGACATACGTGAGAGATGCAATAAACCACAGGTCCTTTTCACGCAGATAGGAACCTTCTATGCAATGTCTTCCCTTGCTTTTGTTTGGATGGAACCCTTTAAACCACGTATCATATCCAGGTAATGCATTTGTCGTATATTCGCTAACACTCATTATTCTTATGACTTCTGCCATATTCTCTGGACCATTTACGACATAAGCGTGGCACCCAGCAACCGAACGATGCACCCGAAACAAATCTCCCTCGGCGCCGTCTGCTGCTTTAATTGCACCAAGGGGAGTCACGTCTCCAGTTCTAAGACTTTTTGTTTTGTGACCCATAATTAGTAAATGCCATTTACCATCCAGGAAATCGTTCACAGCATTAATCCCATCGTGTATGTTGTTCTCTGGTAGAATAGCATCATCTTCTAATATCAAGACCCTGTCCCATCCTCTTCGGATTGCTTCTTCTAGGCATTTATTGTGTGAGTCTGTCGTGTATTTTTCATCCTTTTTCTTTACAACCCACTTCTCGATTTGCAAGTTGGGTTGTTTTTCTAGTTGACTCTCAATTTGCTTTTGCCTATCTTTGGCCTCATTGAGAGTAATGTAAAATCCTCGTGTAACACTCATCACCTCTTTATGTAGGAATTATAATTTTTCTCTTTTGTATTATAAATGGTTCGCCGGGACATAAATTTCGCAAAATACAACAAACGTCCTTCGCCACCCTATTCGGCGTCAAAATGTCCAGGTTTGATAAAAACGGGGAATGATGGACAGAAATATGAATCGAGATCTGACGACGCATGGGACAGCGACGACGACACAAAAAAAAGAAAAATATGGTATGATCCTAGAACTTGGCTAAACGGTGGAGATGTGGAAAATTTGTCTTACTTGCTAGTCTAATCTAATCTTCGTCAAAAACTATGGTTCTAGGGCCGTGAATCATGGTAACCGATTGGTTGCTCTTCTTTGAGATTTGTTGACGACGCTTTCGCTTATTCTTCTTTACTTCATCTCTCGCGTTTTTTAGTGTTTGTATCATGTCATTCTCGAGAATTTCCTTGTGATCCATGCAATACTTGATTACATCGAATTGAATCAACCAGGAGAAGAAGTTTAGTTGACCAATCGTTGTTTCAAAACGCTTCTCGTCTTTTAAGCACCAGATGCGCTGTCGACGACGAAAAACATCAAAGTTTCTGCGACGCCATACACGTAACCATTCGCGGTAACTTTGATGGAGGTTCCAGACAACCTCGTGGCCATCCTTTCGCTGCACTTTATAGCAAACTTGCTTTTTTTTGGAAAAGTTAACGCAAACAAAATCTATGAGACGCAAAGAAAGTTGATGATCGCCTTCGACCATAGGCTTCACAATGTTTTCAAGGACATCTTCCGTAAAAAGATGGGATATCTCTCGTAGACGACACGCCTGGTTCCGCGAAACGGTATCAGGTTCGTAGGAAAACAATCCGATTTTTATAGACATTTCTACAATCTTAATTTAAGACTTTCAAATTAAATAGCAAATTTAAACACACTATGTACCAAAAAATGTTTAGTTTAACAAAGTCAGAAAGTGACATGTCTTTCATTTTGAATTTTGGAATGATAGCACTCTTCGTAATTGCAGCAGTTGTTGCCGGAATAGCCTGCGTTTTTGAAAGAAACTCGGAAAAAAGAATGATTCCCCTCATTGCAAAATTGCGGGAGGATTTCGTCAATGGAAAGATAGATCAATCGCATCCTGCCGTAAGAACTCTTATTGACGGTGCCGCGTTTGCTAATTGGCGCGTGTGTTGGGCAGCTTCGTTTGTCACGTCCATGGTCATTTCCTTTGTAGCTTCAAAAATTCTCACGTGTTCAAACGACCCAATGAAAGTTTTTGCGCTCTTTTGGTTGTGTTTCTTTACTTTGTATTTCACACTTGGATGCGTAATGAGTTACGTTACAAGCCATAGATTCGCCGGTGCGCCGCCTTTCTACACAACTAGACCCGACAACACACAAATAGGTTAATTAACCTTTAAATGGCACATATCTACTTGTTATAACATCATTTCTTACATAATCTGCAATAGCTTGTTTCCACGAACGTTGTCGTCTTCGTCTCGGCGACGAGCGTCTTCGTTTCGACGAACGTTGCGATGAGCGTCTTCGTTTTGACGAACGTTGCGACAAACGTTGCGAAGAGCGTCTTCGTTTCGACGAACGTTTCGACAATGAGCGTCTTCGTTTCGACGAACGTTTCGACGAACGTTTCGACGAACGTTTCGACGAGCGTCTTCGTTTCGACGAACGTTGCGATGAGCGTTTAGACTTTTCTTCAGCATCTGCTAAAATTTTTGCCGCATTTGCTAGAACCTTTGCCCGGTGTTGGGAAATTTTTACTTTGCGTGGATCGTAACCTAACAATTTCCTAGCCTTTGCTCTTTCAAGAGCATATTTTCCATGACCTACTGCTATTCTTTCGTCGCCGTGAAAAACGCCGAGGGCCCAACTTATTTTTGAAAGCCACGTATACCACCCTCCCGTAGCAATCCTTTTCAAGAAAGTTGCATTTGTCAAATCAAGGTCTTCCAAAATGGCTCTGAGAGCGTTCCACACCCTTCCGCGGAGCAGATCTGGGCGATGTATTTTTATATTTTCACAAATATCATCCCCTGTATCTTGGCGGTGAACATTAACCCTCAAAGCCACTGCTAAATTTTTTAACTCGTCCCGTGTAAAGTTGGATTTCAAGTAGGCGCAGTAAGTCGCCATTAAGTAGTTAGTTAAGTGGGATATTTTTTTTCCTCTAGTAACCATGTCAATTGTTGAAACTGGTTTTCTTTATGCAGCATTGTTACCGTTCTTAGTTTTGTTGAGTTTCCAAGAGGAAGAGAGAGAAGAAGATGTTGACCTTGGCCCCCTCTTTAATTTTATCGAATATCATTCGTCACACGACCTCGCGTGTCGGGTTTCGCTTGCATACATTCATCGCTAGTCATTTTTGTAAATTTGCAGTGAATACACATTCTTTCACGGGTCCAACATTCGTAACACATCACGTTGCTTTTGCAATTATGACAAACAACCGAAACCATTTTTGAATCGCAATATGTGCAGGTGGGCTTTAAGGAAACTTTAATTGTTGAGGTTGCCATTTATAGATATGGGCATATAAACGAGGCTTTGTTTTTGTTGCAGTTTGCAACGCGTTTCATTTCAATCTTTAGTCTTTCTTGCAAAATTGGTTTGTTTCCTCTTGCAATGTTGAGAGCTGTCGCCAGGCTTGAGTAGCCACCGCCACCTGGGATAAAAGTTTGTGCCCGTGCCAAGAAAGACAAATCTTCGTCTGCGTTACCAGAAGAATAATGTTCAACTTCATACTTGTCGCGAAAGATATTCGCGACACTTTCAACGTAGTTTAGGCTATTTGTTTTTGGTTTGGTGTGTTGCGATGCAGTTCCTAGGGCGCCTTGATACACCAGAACTACCTTTTGTATGTTTTTGACCTTTTCTAGTCTGCTCAAAACATCTTTGTAGTATGTCTTGTCGAGAACATATAGGATTTGTTTCCCGTTTCTCCTTCCAAACGATTGATTTTCAAATAAATCTTTGGCTTCATTATCAATCGTATCTCCAATTCTTAAGTGAATTACGGCTTCCGAAGACATCGGTGATCTTGAAATATCTTTTTCATCAACAAGTCTCTCAAGTAGAGAAAATTCTTCTTCTTTACCGTCTCTGTTGTTTATAATATGGTACGCAAACGAACCTGGAAATTTATTGACAAATCTTTTCTCTGACGCTACTTTGCCATTTAATAAGTCGCTTAATCTGTAACCATAGCTATTAAGTAGTATTGCTCTTACATTTGTTTGTATTAAAGCCATCAAGTTTTGTGGGGCAGGTTTGTTTTTGCTCCAATGCACCAGTCCCATTTCTTTCATGTCATTGTCGTATCCTCTGTATTTAAAATTAACTTGCCCGCCCAAGTGATCCCCGTCAATTACCCTATACGACGTGTTTAACGACGGAATGTTGTAGGATCCTCCCGTAATCTGTTTGATTTTTCCGGCTCGTGCAAGAGCAAGGTTGACCGCGTGGTCAAGCATTGGCGGACCTGCGTACCCCGCTTCTTTTGAAATCCCCCCGCCTAATGGAGTGTCGGTAAAAATTGCATTTATACTTTCTTCTAAAGCAGTTTTAATGAAAGGATGATGTGGAGTAGCGATAAGCAACCACTGGTGAAAATCTTTGCGTTTCCCAACACCACTTACGTATTCGTCGTCAGAGTGTATAATTTCATCCAATGGAACCTTGGGCTCCGTGTCCATATCTGCATACACCCCTCCCTCTCTTTCCATTACAACTAGACGAAACAAGTCGGCTCGCATAGCACCCTTGTCAGGATACATGGCTTCAAGTATTTTTAATGCCTCGTATGTTTTATCGTCGGTATGCTTTTTTATGTATGCGTCAATAGATGCGTCGTCGTAGTATTTGTGAGTCCAAGTTGGATTTATATCAATCCATTTCTGTGCAGCTTGCGCCATTCTTGTAGGCACTTCTATAGACGCGTGTGTTTGGTGAATAATTCTCGGAATTTTAATATCTCGTGTCGCCTTTTCTTTTGGTGGTGTCAAGTATTGGAGCCTGACTCTTCTTGATAGGTTTACAGGAAGTTCACCGTGCAAATGGACAGGTGTTTTTGGTGGCTTTAGTAAAGACAGTAAAACCAAAGCTACAATAATAATAAGTACACAACCGAAAATCTCAGCTAGCATGTTTACTATACATGTTGAAAAATTTTAAAAAAATAGAAGATACTAACAATACAATGAATGTTGCACACGTACTTGTTGCAATTTTATTAACAGTGATGATGGCATTTGTTATTTATAATTCGTCTGAACTTCACGGAAGACAACAGTCAAATTCCAAATTTCCTAGACCAGTAAATCAGCTAGTTTTTAGGAAAAAACCTATACCATTAGACAGGGATAATGTGCCTTTCGAAAAAGAAATCTTTGTAGATAGTGGCATACAATTTACAATTTCTGATACTCTCCGAGAAATTAATCATCGGCTTGAAGATGGTTACAAAAAATACGTAAGAACTGAGGAAGCTTACGACAATGTTTCTTTTCATACAGGCTATGATTCTTTGGGAGTTCCCGTAGGCGGCGGGGATGACCAGTTAGAATATGGCATGGCAAATTGTTACCGACGAGGTGGTCCACTTTGGTGTGTACCTAATAAGGAACTACAAAGGTGTGCTTCCTGTCTAGACCTCGAAGATCCACCAAACTCAAACTGTTATTCCAATCCAAAATCTTGCCAAGGTAATTATGAACTTGCTAAAAATACAGGCGCCACCGAACCTGGTCTAAAATGGCACAATCCAGATAAAAACTTAGAAATAAACTTGCTTGAGTCTGACGAGCGTGGAGATCACAGAGAAAACGCTAACGTGTGGTTCAGAAGCGCAGACTTTTCGAGGCTAGCGGGTGTTTGGTTTAACAAATTAGAAGATGTTGTTCCAAACGACAGCACAGAATACACGCGCCTTTCCAATACAAGACTCTATCCATATCCCAAAAGTAGCTCTGATAACATTAACGTTTCTCTCGTCTCGGCGCCACTCAGTACATCTCAAGCTCAAAATAGATATCAACCTTGGGAATCTATAAATTATAGGATTAGAACACCAACTCCAGACGGATATCAGACAATCGGAGATATGGTAGAATGGGCAAAGGAATCCGTTTGTTCATTTAATACAAACATCAAATTCTTGTATCGTCTGGGTCTAGATAGGTATAATCCACATGCGCAAATTCCATGGAAAACGTACTCGTACAATATGAAGAATAAAGCAACGCTTTACTTTGAAGCAGACTTTGATGAAGGAGAACAGACTATTTTCTCTTTTAGAAACTTTGACGATTCAAAAATTATAGAAGTAAAATCTGTCGGAACAGACAGAAAGTTTTTGCGTGTGTCGATCGAGACTCCGTCCGGTGGTTCTTTTGAGGTCGACTTTGATCAAACAGACGTGTCAAGCTCTTCGGAATCTCTAGTGTATGATTCTTCAATCTACAGTGAAGAGTACCAAGGATCAGGTTTTCACAAATGGCTGCTTCAGTGGAGAATTGAAAACGAATTTACAGAGAGCCCGACAATTCATTTTACGCTTTTCAAGGACCACCCACTGCACTATCAAACAAAAACGTATACAAACGTAGACTGGGCAAAGGAATTAAATTTTGCAGCCACCGCATTTGAAGTAGGCGGTAGCTCATTTCAAGAAACGGTGATGCGGGGATGCATTAAGGAAATCGCTGTTTGGGATTACTTTGTGAACATCGTTGATGTCGCGGATACCTTAGGCTTTAATTTTATGGAATCTGACGATGTTGTAGTGACTGACGCTGAAACTATAGAAGAACTAGAAGAAATCTTGCCTGATCTTATAATTAAAGTTCAAGACGGAAATGTTGCAAACATGACAATTAAGCTATACGATGCCATAACGGGAGAGTTGTTACAAGAATCGATTTCAAACGAGAGAGGGTCCGGTCGAATTAAACCTCACACTAGATATGCACATGTTATCGCAACGCCAACCCCAACTTCCGTAGACACTTCTACTCTCAAAACAATAACGGGAGAGTTTTCTGCCATGATAGATTTTTCTGAAGATGCGACTATACCAGCCCTGAGCTTAAACGGAATCACATCGGTTGTAGCAATGGCGAAAATTAGCGCTGTAAAGAAGCTTGTAGATGGGTTTAAAAGTGCCGGGTTCTCCGTTTCAAATTCCGCCGAGCGCGATGTTTTTCTTCAATTCTTTGATATTCCTAAATTATTTAACGATATTGATGCTCAATCATTTAAGCAATTTAGACTTACACAGAGAACCCTCAAGAGTGATCTTCTTGGTCCGGGAGCAAGTGCTTCAGCTTTTGCAAAGGCGTTGCAAGTTACTCTCGTCACCAAAACAATTACGGCCGCTGTAGTCAATTTGCGGAAACGAGACACAAGTTCAGTTCAGGAAGTTAGGAAAATTAAATTAGACGCATCAGCCATTACTCAAGATACTCTAGCAAACAAGATATTTGGTACACAAATGAGTTCAAGAAGAATAGAAATAGAAGAACCGGAAACTATTTATAGGACAACTTTGACATTTGATATAAGTAGTAATTCATTAACCGCTGGGCATCGAAGAATTCTAAAGAGATCCGCCTCAGTCTCTTTTCTATCCATGTACTCCTTTGCACGCCAAGAAGACATTACAATATTATTTCCCACATCTTCAGATTTTATTGTACACATCAACTTTGTTGTTCCGGAGAGTTTTTATGGGAGGGTAAATCAGATTAATGCAGCTGAAAATGCTTTCAATGTAATCTACGAAAATTTTCCGCAACCCTTAAAAAATGTTCTTCCTAGCCCACCTGTAATCACAACGCTGACATATCTGGAAAGCGAAAGTTTGTCGTCAAGTACTAGCGAGTCTTTGTCCTCGTCGTTGTCTTCTTCCACTGAAATTCTTCCGGTGGCATATGCACATGTGAATTCTCTTAATTATGATGCCATCGATGCAAATGATCGCCGGGGGGTGAACATATCGTGGAGTTCGTGGGACAACAGCACAAATAGACACGTCTTTACATTCGACACCGAGATGGACGACGCCGATTATAATGTCGTCACTGATAGAAATTACGAAAGTACTAACGCAATACACATTTTCTGGAAAACTACAA